CATGCTCAGTGAGGCTTGTAACTGCTGCGCCTGTCCATAATTCAATATTTCCAAACCCTGTCGCTCTGTCAATATACACATACCAAGTTCCACTAACAACAATGAACTCTAATGTTTTGTAGTTACCATTTGTTGGCACAACATTACTATTTGCCAAGGTCCAATTGTGAGGGTCATTTGCAGGTGATGTATAATGATTGACAGCCCCAGAAGTTGTCATAACTAACATTTGGTTAGTTGATAGTCCAGTCTCAGTAGATGAACGTATTCTTACATGACGAGTACCTGTACTGATTACAGAGGCCTGTTTTGTATACTCTGAATTGGGGTACCTATCAAGCAACCAAGCAAATAAATCATCACGATCTGCATCAGAAATGGCGTTGTCATAAACCACGACGTCGCCGATTTGTCCCGCCCACCCGTTGTCGACAGTCGGGTGATTTCCAATAGTTAATGTATTCGAGTTGTCCGGGTCTATTGCTCCAGTTACTGACAAAGAATCAGATAAATCATCATCAACATACAACTCACCTGTGGACCCATCATACCGAAACAATAAAATTGTCCAAGCCTGTCTTTGAGGACCACGACTAGCATTTGTACGTACAGTTCCTTCACTGCCATCTAGTCGCCAAAAGTTTTCATAAAGACCTTCATTTGCAACTGCATCATCTGTCGCCCGTAAACCTACTGTTGCCGGGTTTCCATTTCTTTTATTGATGATCCATCGTGGGTCGCCCGATCCCGCTGTACCTCTAAGATCATCTTGTCTGATTACAACTGCATATGTTACTTGACCGTTTTCAAGAGATGCATCTGCTGCTACTGTTAACCTATGACCTTGATCTGTATATTCAATACTCGGTTTTCCATGGTAATAATTACTACCATCGCGGTATGTTGGTCGATCTACACCACTAGCAGTGGCATCATTACCTTGGATAGTTTGATCAGACCATGTTCCCACAGGATCGCCATCCGTGGCGGTAATAGACCCCGGGTCTAACCATAAAACACAACCGGCAATGTCTGTTGGGTCAATAATAATAGCCATAGTTTATGTTCTCGTAAGAAAAGGGCCAGGGCGGCAACCGTGCCACCCTGACCCCGGCGAGGGAGATTACGCACTCACCTTACATTTTATGTATGCTTTGCGTCACTGTTTCATCGTGAAAGGTAAAGAATCACGAAATGAACTAGAGATGTTAGGTCTGCATCAAAATACAGTGTCGTAACGACGTGAAGCAGAAAAGGGTTATACACAACCTGGAAAGAAACCCGGAGTGTGGAAATCAAGTTCTTAATTAGGCTGACACGGTGTAAGTCACCTTAAGTTGGTCGCCGTTTTGTACAGTAACGTCACCCGATGTGAACAACGCAGTCGCCCACAAAGTTGAACCAGCAACATGATCACCTTTGGTCTGCGGAGCGGCACCACCACCAACGGTGAAGACGCCCTTGACGGTTCCCGAACCAGTGATGTTATATACAGCAACGGTGCTGTTGGTGATTGACTGGGCAGAGGCTGGGTCTGGTCCCCACTCTGGACGGGTCGTAGTGTTATCTACGTTGTTCCCGTCAGTGTAGTTTTTGAACTCGTCCCATCCATTACCGGCTTGGTCGATGTCATCATAGATGTCATCAGAAGCCAGTGCAGTGAAACCGCTGTTGTCAATTAAGCCCAGGTACCACGTGCTGACTTGGGTTGCCCCATCGAACATGACATTCAACAATTTGTCCTTGCCTTCGTTGACAATACCGTTGTTGAAATGGTACTCATTAAAACGCTGTCCAGCACGCCAGTGCTGTACAACAAATCGGCCTCGCAACTTCGCAAAGGAAGGTGCTTCAGATTGAAGGTCAGTCGCCGGAACCATCGCGCCGGCACGAACCAACTCAACCTTAGCGCTATTGCGAGCGGTCAGTTTTGATGCACTCATGGTTTTCTTCTCCATTTTAGAGTGGATGTTGGCATGAGATTTACATGCTCTCTCCTGCCGGTAAATTGTATTTCCTACGGGGGAAACACATGTGTAAATTAGTCTGTGGCTTCGGAATCAATGATGCCGATTATTCTGTTAATCCAAGAATTGATGGGATTACCAAATCTAGAGTGACGAGGTACCCCGCCGCAGCTCTCGGCGAATGCTACGAGCAATTTGACGACCTGTAGATGGACCATCCTTCCCTTCACCTACAGTTACATTGATGTCACCAACGTTGGTGACAGGACCGCCGTCCTGGCGGTATACAGGTTGCCGACCTGCATTGATTGCTTGAAGTTGAGAATAGAATCTCTTTGAACTTCGTGCATTTACGATAAACTCCCCTGGTGATAGCATCGCCGGAATGGTGTCAGTTCCACGAGAGGCGAACCCGCCATCTGCGAGGAAGCGAGGGAAGAATCTGCCCATTTGAGCCGTAGCGGTAGCACCTCCACCACCTGATGCAATGGCTTCTGCAAAACGTTCAGCAGCATTAGCGGCAGCATTAGTGTTTGTAGCCAATGTACCGGCGTTATTTGCGGCTTGTCCTGCGGCATTTGCGGCTTGCCTTGTGTTCACTGCTGCTGTGCCGGTTTCTGTGCTAACTTGACGTGCAGCCTCAGCGGCCTCGCGTCGTTTAGTGGCTTCTGCACCAGCGGCCTGTTCGGCGGCTTGAGATGCTGCTTGGTTTCTCTGGAGTTGTTCAGCCGTGCCACCTTCGGCAGCGGCTTGTGACTGGAGTTGTCGAATCTCTCCGAGTTTGATCGCAACATCGTTCAGTGAAGTCAATAAATTTTGGGCAAGTGTAGCAGCCCCGCCTCCACCTAATGGTGCATCTGCAACACCACCAAGTTCTCTGAACTTCGAAGTCAACTGCTGAACTTGTTCAACCTGTGCTGTTGTAAGAGTTCCAGTATTTCTGAATTGCTCTGCGAGTGAAAACAGTTGACTGTTAATTTGACCTAGCCCGGTAGCAAATGTTTGTGTAGCACCACGGTTGCCGGTGAATGTATCAAGTAAAAGTGAAGCACCAACGCCGAGCGCAGAAAACACATTTTCTGAGGCGGGCTCAATCTGACTCAGCGACACATTCAGACCATCAAGTTCCTTCCGAACAGCAGAAAGACGTTCACTCAAACCAGTATCAATTTGCAATACCTGTCGCTCTAATGTCAACTGTTCTCCCAATGCGGTTGACAATTCGGCAGGATTTATGATCCTGATATCTTGTGACACTTCCAGAGTGGTGAGAATTGCACCGAACTCTGCACGAAACCCTTCAAGATTGTCATTGATGTCACTGCGAAGTTTTGTAAATGCCGCACTATTGACCGTAAGAGTTTGAAGGTCAGCCGCAGTCAACTGTTTATCAAGATTACTGCTTAGTTGGCTGAAGTCAATGATTTGGTCAATTGACAATTCCTTTGATGATGCCAAGGCTCTTCTGAAGTTTGTCAGTGCTTCTTGACGTCGCTGAATAGCTTCGGCTTGTGCTTCGCCTGCCAGGGCTGCACCGGAATCATCAAACAAACTTGGCGCATTGAGAATTTCTTTGGCCAACTCTTTGATGTTGTCCAGTTCTTCTCTCTGACGCCCAAGTCGAGCCTTTGCGAGTACCTCACGCCGCTCCGATGCACGAGTGATTTGCTCCTCGGCTCGCACTTTGTTACGCAAGATATCGAGTGTTGTATTTTCGATCTGAAAGATTGCGGCGCGGTTTCCAAGTTGCTCGGCGATACCTTGTGCCTCGGCAGCGGTTGACTGTGCTCGTTCAAAAGCCGCACGTGCTCGTTCAATGTCGTCCTTAGTAGCATCAGCACCCGAAGCCAGTTGTACCAATCGCTGCGCTTCACGGCGTTGTTGATTTGCACGCTCTTGAAGATTTGAAAATTGCTGCAACTGGTTGAAGTTCTTGTTACGTGCTTCAAACTCGAAGTCTGACAATTCTTTTGCAGCATCACGTTGTGCGTTAACAGAATCTTTCTGGATACTTTGTTCGTCTGTGATTCGTTTCTGTGTAGCTTTGACGATTGCCTCACCGGCGGCAATGATTGAATTAACAACACGCTTGTTGTCGGCGATTATCTCGTCGTTTGCTTTCTTGTTAGCATCAACACGCTTCTGGAAACCTTTGTTGAACTCAGCAATCTCTTCTTGTAGAATTGCATTCAGTTCTCTAGACCGAGCAATGCGGAGTGCAATCGCCGCAGCGTTCTGTTTCTTTTCAAAATCAAGTTCCTGACGGTTCTTCTCTTTGACAGCTTCCAACTCAGCATTGATCGCCGCAATACGGCGGTTCTCGGCGAAACTCAATGCAGCAAAAGCGGCTAATGGTGCGAGCGCAACAGCAGCAGCAACCCCGAGTGCTGCTAGTGATATGCCGAGGCTACCGGCTAGACCAATAGCTACTGAAGCAACTGTGTTGAAGGCGAACAGTCCAAGGGCCAGCGCGCCAATGGTAGCAGTTAGAGCAACAGCAATTGGTGCTATTGTTTTGAGAGCAGCGCCAAGTTGATCCACCCCACCAATGAGTTGTGTGAATTTAGCCAACGTTTCAAGGAGCGAGTTACCTAATTCAACAGTAAATAAGTTTTTCAATCGGTTGACAGTATTTGCAACTTGTTCGGCATTTGACTCAATGACCAACTCAAACTTCTGACCCAAGAGGCCTGCGGACTGTTCGCGGATCAATCTTAGGTTTTCCTGAAACCTATCAGCACCGGAACCAGCCAAAATCAATGCAGCGTTCAAACCACGGACACGTGGGATGAATTTAGACAATGCTGTAACAGAACCACCGGCGGCGTCTGACATTGCTTGGAATGCACCTTGCAGGCCACGTGCCTGAATCAAGGCTTCACCAGACGTGAATCCAAGTTCAGCAAGTAGGTCTTTGGTGGCCTGGGTCGGCTTCAACAAAGCATTCAACGCACCACGCAACTGTGTAGTGGCTTCGCTTGTTTTGATACCTGCAATTGTAACGGTGGCGAAACCAGCCAGGACTTCATCTAGGCTGATACCCAATTCCGAAGCAACAGGGAGTACGCGGCCAAGGCTGTTTGCCAATTCGCTCGCACGGGTACGACCAAGTTCGATTGTCTTGAACAACTTATCGGCAATTGCTTCTGTATCGCCGGCTGTGAGGCCAAACGCATTGATTGTACCAGACAACAAATTAACCGATGTGTCGATGTCAGTTACAGCGGTTTTAGCAAACTTAGCAGCAGTCTCAAGGAACCCAAGAGACGTGGCAGCATCACCAATCTGGTTCGATACCGCTTGGTATAAACCTTCGGTTACTGCACTGATGGGTAGGTTAAAGGCGTCGGACAAACGACGAACAGATGCAGTTAGATTGTCTGCATTAGCCTGGCCTTCAGGTAGAATGGTAGCAACTTCGCGAACAGCCTTTTGGAGTGCCGCAGCAGAAGTAACCGCCCCTTTGATGGCCTGCTGAATCGCGCCAAATCCTTGAATCAAGATACGTGTACCAATGATTCTTGAGAGTTGCGAGACTGATCCAAACAAACCTTTGAAGGCTGTATTGCCAAGGGATCCAATACGTTGAAGAGGGCCGGCTGCTTGTGTTGCAGCGCGGCCAGTTTTTGAGATGGCTGCGGCAGTTTTGGTAAATCCAGCCGCAGCGGTTCCACTCACCTTGTTTAGTTTTGAACTGGAGGTAAAGAGAGCATCAAATGCTTTCTTTGCACGGTTAGAAGCATCGGCTGCTTTCTGCCCTGCACCACCCAAGTCAAATGCCTTCCTGGCGGCACTATTAAACTTTTTTAGGTTATTCCCTAAACTAACAAGCGCTGTACCAAACGCTTTCATGCGTGCGTCAAGTGCATCAAGCGCTGAGATAGCTCCCGTCACATCAATGCTAAATCGTTGTGTGATTTCGGCCATTATCTAATGTCCTTCTTCGTCACTTTGATTGGCACCTTCTCTGGGAGTTTACCCTGGGCGGCGGCACGTTCAAAAGCGGCGGCGCCTTTATCAAGGAATCCGTATGGTCCTGGATTGCGTAGTCGCGCGAAGACCTTTGGATCACCCCCTGCATTGGCGTTATTAAATTCGTTGAAAATTAAATGTTCTAAGCTGGTCGAATATTTGGCTCTGAAAATGCCACGTCGGCGGTCCACTGTGAATGTCCCAGTGCTTTGTGCAGCACCAGTAGATGGACCTAACCCAAGTTTGGAACCTAGGGCTGTAGGCGCAATTCGTAGTGAGAAATTGACTCTCGCGGCCAGGTCAGAGAATGTCCCTCGCGAAGCACCACTCCATACTGGGATAGGCGCTGTCGCGGCGTTCAACCACGCCACGACAGCAATTTCCAGCGTTTGTTCCATCTCGCCCCCCATCAATCGAAACCAAGCGGCTCGATCAATGCGAGGTTTTTCAAAGGTGGCTTTGAATTGCATGGGTCAGGCCCACCTATTTCTTGGGCGACTTCTTACCTTTGCCTTTGCTTCCAGGCTTGGGTCTACCTCCGGCTAGATTGATGTCATGCTCCACTTCGTCATGACGTGCGACTTGATCAAAGCCGACGACATCAGCTTGTTGAAATGGATTCAAATCATCCCAGCACGGTTGATAGCCACCCGTAATTCCGGGCGGGTTTATTCCTGCTCGGATGCAGGCTTGCCAGATGACGAACTTTTCTGTTCGGAAGTCTGGGAATCGGATTCGTTTGCTGCCTGCTCCTGACCACGTATAAAAGACTCGCGTGCCGATTTTAGTTTCCTCTCATCAAGAGAGTTAACCTCCAGCACAAGACCGAGAATTAGGTTTCGCTCAACGCTTGAGAAGCCGGCATCTTTCATGTCATCTTCCCATTTCGGCCATGTCTTTGGGTTGGCCTTATCAACCTTGTCCCAGTCAATTTCCAAGAGTGAATTGATTACCATCCAACCAACACGCTGGACACCGTGGCGTTCAACCTTGCCCTTGTAGGTTTCATCTTCCAAATTCGGGATAAACCCATCCCTGGTAAGTTTCCCGGGGGCTTCTGGTACTGGACACAGTTTCTCGAACTCGTCGTAGTTCGAGATAGCTTGTGCTTTGATGACAATGACATCTTCACCACGAGGCAACACCAGAATGTCTGAGTTGACTTGTTGTGTGATGATTTGGCCACTAATCTTCATGGTTGTAATCTCCCATTTTGTAAGTGTGAAATGGCGGGCCGGGACAGACCCGGCCCGCCGGGTAAAGATCAATCAGTGATTACGGAGTAACTCGCGTGATCACTGGTTCCTCAGCATTGCACCGGCCTGTAGCAGATATAGTCGCTTCGTCCAGATCAAATTCCAACGTATCATGTCGGAAGTCTGGAAACAAAGTGATTTCTTTCTCAACACCAGCCAGGCAAACGCCCGGATTATGCTCAACTTCTAGGTCAACCGCATATGGTTCACATGCGTCACTTGAAGCACTCGTGAATTCAGAGGCACCGCGAATACCTTTGAGGGCATCGACAGGTGTGATGGCCTCTGTGGTCCCGGTGCTGACGAATTCATAAACAAAGTCGATCGTTACGTCCATTGGCTGGTCGTCACCCTTCTTAACACTGTCAAGAAGACCTCGGTCCAACTCATACTCGTACTCAATGTTCTCGGTGTAGGTAAGGTTACCGTCGCCGATCTTCACTTCAACTTCAATTGGTTGGAAGGTGATAGTATCATTGTCAATCGGCGTTGGGGTTCCCCAAGCCGGACTGAACGTAATGTTCGTTACTTGATCAACGAACTCACCTTCGGTAGTAGTTGCAGACGATTCTGTACCATCATAGCCACCTGTACCAACCACGGAGATACCGTGATTCGCTTTGGCAACAGACGTTCCAGAGTACGTCAAGGTTACAGCAGCCGTGTTAAGCGCACCGCCAGTCGCGGCGATATCGCCAGCGACATAAGTAGCCAATGCAGCACCGACTGCGATATCAACGGCAGTCTGCACAGCGGCAGCAGCAGCGTCAAATGCAACTGAGATTGGGCCAACGACCAGCGGAGTGGCCGAAGGCAAAGATGGGTCAGGCGCGATTGTCAACGTGATATCAATGTTTCCAACTGTAGCACCGGTTCCGGTGACTGTTTGGATTTCATCAACACCAACGCTAAGCACACGAGCCGTTACAGTGTACTTGGTAGTGTTACCGGCAGTGGAAACAGTAAATTTCGCACCAACGGGCACCTTCAAGATGTTTGGACGATTGACGTTAACGGCGTCGATGTCCACATCAGTGTCGGTCGCGCCGGGAGCAACTTCATTTATGAGGCCGGTTCCCGAAAGACCATCCTTAATGCGGATCGTGGCGTCGCGCAATTCTATCCTGGCCATATTTATACCTCCATTATTGGGAGTTCGGCCCAACCAGAGGGCCAGTTGTTAGTGTTATGATACAGACGAAATTTCCTACGTAATGTTTCAGGATGGCAACCAATTACAATGGCGGCATCTTTAATACACCCATATTCTTTTCCGTCTACAAGCACAGACTTCGCATTGAAATTAGATGACCCTGATAAACCTAAGCCAACACCGGCAAGTACATGTGTACTAGGGTCTCTATTCAAAGCACGCTTCTTGAGTTTCTCTTTAGTTTCCTTACTATGACTTTTGCCATACATTGCATTTCTTTCACCAGTCTTAGACTTACTCATTCTTTGACGAGTTTCTTTTGATGGTGACCAACCAATAGTCCCTTCCCCACCTTCGGTAAGGTTGTAACCGTTTGGTGCTTTGGTTTTCAATGCACTAATCAATCGGACTTCAAGATGCTTTGCCTCTTCTTCAGGTAAGATTTCAATAACTTCAAATTTGAAGTTATCAATTCCATACTTTCGAATAGCAGCAAATACAAGTTTTGAAGCATTTCCTGATTTGTGTTCATTCCATCGACGTCTATAGTCAATAGCCCAACCAACGTATTGTTTGTTATTGATGAGGTTTTCAATACAATAAACATAGACAAAAGTCATTTGACCCTCATTCGCACAAATACATGGTATAACGAGCATCCACTTGTGACTGCTTAATGCGGTCGGTTTTGTGGACCTGTCCAAAGTGGAGACTGCGAACACTGTCATTTCTTCCCGACCTTGGTGACAGACGACCAAGTTGTGTATCATCGTTTTGGATGTCCTGAGCAGGGTCACCATAACGAAAGATGGGAATGCAGGTATCTGCAAATTCGTGGAACTTTCCCAAGTTGATTTCAAGGCGGTAACGGTTCTTGACAGCACCATCCAGATTCGATGTGACGAGAATGTTTACATCAAACCAGATGCGCCAATACCCTTTACTCAATTCTTGAGTGAAAGGACCGTTATAACGCAACTCTGCTCGATCGGGCGCTTGCTCAAAAGACTCATCCCTGTCGTCTAAGCCCTCAACGAGAAATGGAAGGCTTAGTGGAGTTGCAACATTTACTATGAAATGATCAGACACGGATGCTATGATCCATCTTGTCCAATTAGGATTTGGAGAAGACATTGGTAAGTCCTTGTCGGATTAACTTGACAATGGATTCGGGAACCTTTGACAAGTACGAGAACCCCGCTGAGGGACAGACAAATTAGCGGGTATCAGTTGCCTGTTGATTTGTTTAACTGCCGTGTTATACTGAGAAAATTAAGCCATTAAAGAACAGTTTGGTGAGTTTGCTTAACCCTATTGGCTTGTCACGTCTTCAATCCGAATTAGATTGTCAGCGCTCACTTGAAATATCTGTTCAGGAATATCTCCCATCACTGCACGCCCTGTGAAGACCCAGGCGCTATCGAATTCAAATTCTGTGAAGTTTTTTATTTCGTACTTGCGTCCTTTATAGACGATCCAATCATCCTGTGTTGGCTCGAAGTTTTGCAACTCTAAGTCAGGTACATCACGACGATCGACAATAAACATACGGGTGCTGCTATCGTACGTCCCGCCTACCACAAATGCTTTGTTTGCGGAGATAATTGAAAGTGTTTGCACTGCCTCCCGTATAACTTTTGCTGGCAGGATGATTCCCCGCGTAATCTGAACACTCGTTTTATCTACCGTAACTACACCAGTTTTGTGGTCTGTGCCACCA